GATGTTGAGCCTTGGTGTCGTCGGGTACTTTCTAAGCATTGGCCTGATGTTCCTGTGGCTTCTGATGTTAAGGAGTTAGCAAATGACCCAGATAGAAATGTTCCAGACTGCGACATCCTCACAGCAGGATACCCCTGCCAGCCCTTTTCACTTGCCGGGGAGCGCAGAGGCGCAGAAGATGACCGACATATCTGGCCGGACATTTTTTCCATTGTTCAAAGAAAACGACCCGCTTGGTGCGTTTTCGAGAATGTTTATGGGCATGTCTCTATGGGCCTCGACGAAGTGCTATCTGACTTGGAAGGGGAAGGCTACGCCGCAAGGCCGTTTATTGTTCCAGCTTGTGCCGCAGACGCACCTCACAGACGAGACAGAGTTTGGATCATCGCCAGAAATGTGGCCGACAGCGACAGCGCGGGATTACAAGGGCGGGAGAACGCCAGAGACATTAGCCAAAGCGGGGCGCAACGAGACAAACAGTCTGCCAGATGCAGTGAACGCCCAGATGGGCAAAACTGGCTCTCTGAACCCGCAGTGGGTAGAGTGGCTAATGGGATACCCAGAAGGGTGGACAGACTTAGAGGATTAGGAAATGCTATCGTGCCGCAGATTGCTATGCTGATTGGTCAAACGATCAAGGCTGTTGCGGATCAATAGCCATTGCGATATCATAATTTCATTGCAACGCTGTATAGGAGGAAATAATGTCTAAGCGATTTAGTGTTGTGCAAGCCAAGGAAGTACCAGGTCGGGATAAGCCGGTTTGGTTGCGTCATGGCATTGCTTTTCAGAGTGAAAACGGCTCGAAGGGCGTCAGCATTAAGCTGGAGAGTTTGCCTTTACCGAATAAGGATGGTGAGGTCTGGCTAAAGCTGTTTGAAGATGATGGTTCACGTTCTCAGCAATCTTCCCGCGCCGATACGGATTTGGGCGGTGATAGTATTCCGTTCTGATGTCACGCAAAAAAGAGGATAAGATAAAGCCTATCCCGCCGGTTGGTCGGTTTGGCGGTGCGCGTTTGTTGCAGCGTCGAATTGGCCGCTCGGAGACATTGGCTCAGAACAAAGAGGCTGTGGCTACTGAGCTGATAGCAATGGGTACGGCTCGCATTACCGACATCATTGATCTGCACAGTGGCCAGGTAAAGCCGTTAGAGGATATTCCTGATGAGGCTTTGGCTTCGATCAAGAAGGTGACTGTTGGCCAGCATGGTACGACGATTGAGATGTTTGACAAGGTAAGTGTTCTGCGCGTCTTGGCTAAGGCTAGTGGCTTGCTCGATGCAGAAAAGAACGTGGACAAGCCTTCGATTGTTGGGATCAACATGAAGGGGCCAGACATTACCACAACGTATGAGGCAGATGATGACTGATCTTCCCAGCATGAACTTGGATTTTTCCAAGTCTGCAACGGTTTGGAAGTTTCTACACGATAAATCTTTTGTTCGCGGCCTGATGGGGCCGGTTGGATCTGGTAAGTCATACGGCTGCGCTGCTGAGATAATGCTCAAGGCTGTTCAGCAAAAGCCCTCGCCGCGTGATGGCATTCGGTATTCTCGGTTTGTGATCGTGCGCAATACCTATCCAGAGCTAAGAACAACAACGATCAAGACCTGGCAAGAGCTATTCCCAGAGGATGTATGGGGGCCGATGCGCTGGCAACCGCCTATTACGCATCATCTAAAGTTGCCTTCGAGGGAGGGTGCGCCTGGCATAGACTGCGAAGTTATTTTCATGGCTCTTTCTACGCCACAAGATGTAAGGAAGCTGTTATCGCTGGAGCTAACGGGTGCATGGGTGAATGAGGCCCGTGAGCTGCCGAAGGCTGTGATCGACGGGCTGACGCATCGTGTTGGCCGTTATCCTACGCAATCAGACGGTGGTGCGTCTTGGTATGGCATTATCATGGACACCAACCCGCCTGACGCAGATCACTGGTGGCATGAGCTGGCAGAGAAGAATCCTATCGGCGGTCGGTTTCCGTGGAAGTTCTACCGGCAACCTGGCGGTGTGCTGGAGGTAAGTGCTAAGGATCTGCCCGAAAACCCAGAGGCCAATGGCTTTGTGTTCTCTGGCGGCAAGTGGTGGATGGTTAATCCATCTGCTGAGAACAAGGTTCATTTGCCTAGTGGGTACTATGAGCAGCTTCTCGGCGGTAAGAATGCTGATTGGATCAGATGCTACGCTGAAGGCAAGTACACGTTTGTGCAAGAGGGGCGTCCGGTCTGGCCTGAGTATGACGATGATATGATGTCAGGCGATGTTACTTATGACCCTCAATATCCCTTGCAGATCGGCGTTGACTTTGGTTTGACGCCAGCCGCTATCTTTGGGCAGCGTACATCTGGTGGTGCTTGGAAGGTTCTCGATGAGCTTGTAACTTTTGACATGGGGCTTGAGAGATTTGGGCAAGAGCTACTGGCTAAGATCGCTGCGAGCTTCAATAAGGCTGATGTGGTGATATGGGGCGATCCCGCCGGTAATAAGCGCGACGAGATCTATGAGGTAACTGCCTTCGATCACTTGCGCTCGATTGGCTTCAAGGCATCTCCGACTGACAGTAACGCGTTTAACGTGCGCCGTGAGGCTGCTGCTGCGCCTATGAATAGGCTAGTGGGCGGTAAGCCTGGGCTGATGATAAACAAGAAATGCTTACGGGTTCGCAAGTCTTTGTCTGGTGGTTATTTCTTCAAGCGTCAATCTCTCGGCGCTGGGCAGGAACGTTTTAAGGATATGCCGGTGAAGAATGAGCATTCTCACTGCGGGGATGCGTTTGGTTATCTGATGCTGGGTGGTGGCGAGCAACGTCGATTGCGGCGCGGTACATACGGCAGTAGCTTTAACAGCGGTCAAACATTCAACGCGGCAACAGACTTCGAGATCTTCTGATGGGATTGGTTCAGCTTCCAGAGTTTCGCATGAGTCCAGACGAGCAGCTTGTTCCTCTGCGTTATGAGCATGTTGCCAGAATGCGACTGGCCGATGATAACAAAGAATACATGGAGTATATTCCCAATTACATAGATTACATCTGGGATAATTCTGAGGACGGATGGAGCTGGGCGGGTATTGGCAGAGGCAAGGTTGTCATAGCTTTTGGTATTCGGCACATCTGGCATGGCCTGGCAGAGATGTGGCTTGTTCCCAGCAAGGACATTGGCAGTCATGCGATATCACTTGTGCGTGGAGCAAGGGCCGTAACCGATACCGCTTTGCAAGATTATGGGGTTAGAAGGCTACAAATCTGCGTAAAAGTGGAAAATGATACCGCATTTAAGTTTGCCAAAGCACTACGTTTTGAGGTAGAAAGTGTTATGAGAAAGTTTGGCCCAGAGGGGGCTGACTACTACATGATGACGAGGTTTTAACATGGCGGGATTATTTGGCGGTGGTCGCAGACGCGGCCCTACTCAGGCAGAGAAAGATGCTGAGGCGGCTCAGAAAAGATCTGAGGAACGCGCAACAGCTCAGGAACGCACAGAGATGCAGGGTGCTCAGGCTCGCCGCCGGTTGCGCCGTACTGGTGGAATGAGATTGCTGTTCTCTCCAATGCGTCGGGAAGGACAAGGTACGCAAACTAGGTTAGGTGGTGGCGAATGACACGCATTAGAGATTTTCAAAAAGTTTATGATGTAAAGAAAGCTGCTAAGGCTCCAGCCAAAGAAGAAAAGGCTGCTGCTGAAAAGCCAACAAAGAAAGCTCCAGCAAAGAAGAAGGCGAAGTAAATGGCTGTTTTATCAAAAGATACTGGTTTGGTTACAGCAGCGCTGACTGCTGAGAACACATTCACCGATTGGATCTACTCCACAAAAGAGTTCAATCTTTCAATCTCTGGCACGTTTGTAGGCACGATCACAGTGCAACGGGCTTTTGATACGGCTAGCCCAGATGCCGATGCGCGTGATGTTGATACGTTTACTGCTCCGATTGAAACCTATGGCTTTGAGCCATCTGGCGTTGCATTGTATCGCGCTGGCTTCAAGACTGGTGAATTTACAAGCGGAACGGCAAATATTCGCATTGGCCGTTAGGTGTTATGGACGATAGCGCCAAATTAAAGAAAGCTGGGGTTAAACGGTTAAACCAGCCCAAGAGAACCCCAGGCCACCCCACCAAGTCACATATCGTGGTGGCAAGTTCTGGTGGACAAACAAAGACTATACGTTTCGGGCAGCAAGGCGCGGAAACAGCGGGCAAACCTAAGGCCGGTGAGAGTGAACGCATGAAGAAGAAGCGCGCCAGCTTCAAGTCTCGTCATAGGAAAAATATCGCCAAAGGCAAAATGAGCGCTGCTTATTGGGCAGATAAGGTGAAATGGTAAAGGATAATTAAATGGCTCGGCTGAATGTAAGAGATATTATTGAACGTGAGGCCAAGGCTCAGGCTCGCAAGGATGAATGGCGCTCGATCTATGAAGATTGCTATGAGTTCGCTCTACCGCAGAGAAACTTATACTCAGGCTATTATGAGGGCGGTGTAGCTGGCAAAGGCAAGATGTCTAGGGTTTTTGACTCTACGGCCATACATGCCACCCAGCGCTTTGCTAATCGCATACAAGCTGGCTTGTTTCCCCCGCAAAAGGAATGGTGTCGCCTTGAGGCAGGCACCGGCATTCCAGAGCAGCAACAACCGCAGGCTCAGGCTGCTCTGGATGCTTATACCACCCGTATGTTTGAGATCATGCGTCAGACTAACTTTGATCTGGCTATGGGTGAGTTCTTGCTGGATCTTTGCGTAGGTACTGCCGTGATGATGGTGACACCTGGTGATGAGGTTACACCAATCCGATTTACTCCTATTCCTCAGTATCTCGTTGCTATCGAGGAAGGCACATTCGGAAACGTCGATAACGTCTATCGTAAGCTGCGCATGAAAGCTGAAACGATACCACAAGAGTTTCCTGATGCTGAGATAACCACAGAACTGGCCGAAGCGATAGCACAATCACCATCCAAAGAGATCGATCTGATGGATGCGGTGATCTATGACTATGAGCTTGGCATCTATTGTTATCACGTTATCTGGCCAGCCAAACGGCAAGAGCTTGTATATCGCACAATGAAATCATCTCCGTTCATCGTTGCTCGCTATATGAAGGTGGCCGGTGAGATCTATGGCCGCGGCCCATTGGTTACAGCTATCTCTGACATTAAAACGCTTAACAAAACTGTTGAGCTGGTTCTCAAGAATGCTTCTTTGGCAATCGCTGGTGTATATACAGCGGCAGATGATGGCGTTCTCAATCCACAGAATATCAAGATACAGCCTGGTTCGGTCATCGGTGTCGC